CGCAATATTGAAATTTTCATGGATACCCATCCAAAGTGTGGAATTGTAGGGGTTAAACAAATTGCTTCAGATGGTGAAATGATAATCCATGGAGGGTGTACTCAAGCTTATCCATACGGCCAACATATAAGCGGAAAAGTATCTTTGGGCATGTGCAATGAAAGCATGATGGTTCCATGGGTAAATGGTGCATGTTTTGTGGTCCGCAGCAAAATGATTGATGAAATAGGTCTGATGGATGAAAACATGTTTCTCATAGGTTCAGATAGTGATTGGTGTTTCACAGCAAGATCAAGAGGTTGGGAAGTGTGGTATTGTGCTGAAGCAAGCTGCACTCATGATGGCGGTGCCAGCATGAAACCAGGAAATGAAGAAACACAAGATATTATGTTTTTGGATATGAAATATTGGGAAACTAAATGGGTTACCGGAGTATTATATAAAAATTTATGCGCATCCTGATGTTTAATCACCATCAAGATTGTCTTCTGTATCTATGGAAGGCATTCCGTGAGCTTGGTATTCAAGTTGATGTGGCCAGTGAAGAATTGGTCAAACATCTTGGATTTCCTCCAGGAGGTATAAGAAAAAACAAATTTGTAATTGCGAATATATCATTTGATCCGGAAATTGTTTATCCTGATTTTAAAAATATAAATTTTAGCAATGATTGGAATGGATATGACAAATATGTATCCATCATTCCTAACGATCTTTTTGCTGAAAAGACATGGTGGGATTGTCAAATGCAAAATGAATTGAAAGCATTTGGTCATTTGGATGTTCTGAAAACATGCAATCATCCAAATGCTGAAACTTTCGGATTTCAATTTTGCCCTAATTGGATACCACATCAAACAGAACATAAAGAAAAGAAATATATAACACAAATAGTGTCGCTTCCTGCTCTTGTTGAAGAAACGGGTGAACTCATGTATTTGAAGCATCACGGTTATGATGTAAAAATAGTGGGATCCCAGTTAGCTCCAGATGGTTTTTCCCGGGATATTGAACTGCTTCCTTATACGTCCCTTCTTGTTCACAATAAAAAGGTAGGAATCAATTGTTATGCTGTATGCAAAGCATTGGATACTGGCATTCCTGTATATATGGAACGAAGCACCAAGGAACTTATAGGATTTGGTGATCTTCCAGATGAACTTTTCTTTTTCAAAGATGAAATGAGCATAGCCGAAGCTTTTGAAAAAAGTAAAGATATTGATAATAAAAAAATCCAGGAAACTTATCGAAGCATCTATACATTGGAAAGAACAGTGAACGCAGTTAAAAATATTTTAACAACTGAATTAAAGGTGCCTGAAACTATAAATGAATATCATTTAAAAAATTGCAAAACTCCGAGTGATATAAATGAACATCTACCAATATTAGAAAATTATGCAAAAAAATGTGATACCATTTGTGAAATGGGTGTTAGAAAAGGTATTTCAACATGGTCATTTTTGAATGCTCGTCCCAAAAAATTGGTTTCATATGATATTGAATATTCTCAGGATCTTGAAAAACATAAACAATATGCAAAAAATGAAGGTTTGAATTATGAATATATCATTCAAGATGTTCTTAAAACACAGATTGATGAATACGATTTTCTATTCATAGACACATGGCATACATATTCTCAACTTAAACAGGAACTGGAATTGCATGCAAATAAAGCCAAAAAATATCTGGGATTTCATGATGTATTCTCATTTGGTCAAAGGGGAGAAGATAATCAAGATTTGGGACTAATTCCTGCTATTATGGAATTTTTAAGAGACAATCCTCAATGGAAAATAAGTTATTATACACCTAAAAATAATGGCTTGCTTATATTAGAAAAATGAAAATTTACGATTTATTCACTTTTAATAATGAACTAGACCTGCTGGAAATCAGGTTAAATGAACTGAACGATGTTGTTGAGAGATTTGTTATTTGTGAAAGCACAGTCACTCATAGCAATCAACCCAAACCTCTTTATTTTTCAAATAACCGGGAAAGATTCAGAAAATTTTTACACAAAATAGATTTGGTTATTTTTGATAATGTAAAAAAGACTGATAGCTGGAGCATTGAAAATGATCATCGTAGGGCTTTGAGTGAGAAAATACCTGTTAATTTGAATGATGAGGATATTCTTTTGCTTTCTGATTTAGATGAAATACCCAGCAAAAACACACTAGAACAATTAAAAACAAGGAATGAAAGTGAATTTCCTGTGACTCTTTGTTATAGCATGTATAGCGGGTCTTTTCATAATCGTGTCATTAGTCCGGAAAATCAGCTACATAACGACAGCACAGTTGCAATAAAATACAGCCAATATAAAACAAACAACGATCTGCAACATTACAGAAACATAAGATCACAAAGTCTTCCTCGCATATATGATGCAGGCTGGCATTTTACCAGCATGGGTGGACCCAAAAATGTTTTGAAAAAAATACAAAGTTTTGCTCATAATGAATATCGTGATTCTGGAATAGTTTTCACAGAAGATAAAATCCAAGAAAACATAAAACAAGGCAAAGATATATTTGGACGGATGGGATACGTTATAGAAAAAGTTGAATTAAATGACACTTTTCCCAAATATGTATTGGAAAACAAGGATAAATTCAAAAACCTTATTGAAGGAAATGATGTCAAGGTTTCGTTGGAAACCAACCATTCATATTATCTTTTACAACACATGTTATATAGCATAAAAAATGCCGATTATCAAAGTTCCAAAATAGATGGTGAATATATTGATCTTAAAGTGGAAGGTATGACCTGTTCTGCAACAAAACATCTGGCCAATAATCTTGCAAGTTTATATAAATGCAATTATCTGGAGGTTGGTGTTTATAAAGGTGCAACGTTTATTGCTGGATTATGGAAAAATAATCCAAACCTTTATGTAGGTGTGGACAATTGGAGTGAATATGGTGGTCAGGATGAGTTTCTGCAAAAATTAAAAAATGCAAACAAACCTAAGCCATCAGGAAGTCGTCGTATTGTTTTTGATCAAGACAGTTTTTCAGAAGGAATATTGGACCATTTAAATGAAAAATTTGATGTGTATTTTTATGATGGTTGCCATTCAAGAGAAGCGCAAAAACTTGCTCTTACACATTATAAGAAATACATGAAAGAATATTTTATATATTATTGTGATGATTACTGCAACAGCATGGACGTGGTGTTTGGTACCATGGAAGGAATAGCTGAATCAGGTTTTGAGATAATTTATGACAAAATTTTATTGCCACGAAGCAAAGATGCTTGGCGGAATGGAATTTATGTTGCTTTGCTTAAGAACAATTAAGATGGCTTTACCGGCCAAACGATAAGACGAGGATCACTGGCATATGTCTGGGGAATGTCGCGTAATGTTTGACGATATGAAACCCATTGAGTGTTGTCTGGAAGGGAAACGTCACGCAACTGGGACCAATCGCTATCCACAAGAAGACCATTCCGTTTGATAATTACATCATTCCAATAAGCAGCAAGACGATCTGGGACTTGGGTAAGCTGAAGAACTTGGGCTTTTCCTTCTGCAACCTGTTGATTAACATATTGTTCCCATGTTTGATTACCTCCACCAAAAGGATTATAAGGTTGGTTCTTGGCCATGCGACAAATCACCACATCACCTGTTTCATAATAACTGCCGTAATCAATATAGGTTGTCATATAATATATTTATTCTTTATGCGTGGTTCAAAAGAGGACTAGTGCAAAGATTTATGTTAAAATTATTGTTAAATCCGGGGTTCATAACCAATCCACTTGATGCATTACTTGGAACAAAATATACCTTTCCATTGGGATGATTTATATGAAATCCATATGGTGAAGAACCACCCACACTAGGAACCCTTAATGTTGTTATGGATATGTCATCTGGATCAATCCATGCAATTACTGTTTGAGTTCCGCTAGTTGTGAAAATTTTTCCATTCGCAAGTTTTGTGGGATGTTGTAAACCATTTAATCCTGCACTTGTATATGTGCTTATTGCAAAATTATTATCAGGATCAACAACACCTATTACATTTCCAGTAAATGGAACAAATATTATTTTACC